GAACAAATTACTTTATAAAAAAAATGCTTAACTCTTATTACAAAAGTAAGCATAATCTTAATTAACTACAAATATTATTTTTAATTTTCTACATTATTTTTATTTTTTAATCTATTATTATTTTTTCGCAAAAAGTGGATATAATTTCCGTGTAATATTTTACGCCGTTATTAGCGTGATGTAAGCGTCCTTTGATGTGAACAACGTCACCATATTTAAACGTGCTTGCTAAATCTGACAATATATTCCATAATACTACTTTGTGCCGTTCCTCAATGATTTTAACATCACCATTTTTATTAGTATGCTCCATTTGTGTTTTGACCTCAAAAGTTCTGTATCTCGTTTGGTCGCTAATCTGTATAAAAGCATTCGCCGTGCATATCTTGCCTAATATTTCAACTGTATTTATATTTTCCATTAATCAATTCCCTTAAAATTTTGGTAACAAAGAACATCTACAATTCACATTCTCACCAGCTTCGGAACCGCCGCAGGGGTGCGTCATTTTATCCGAACCAACTGTAAAATATCCGTTTTTGTCAGGTGGTAAACCATCAACGGCTTCATGAGTAGGTCTCACGTCCCCGTCACGTTGCGTTAACCAAACATACTTAACCTTTTCACCGTTCCAAACTGATAACTGACCGGAGCTATTTGTGTAATTGCTTGTTGTTTGTGCAATCATTCTCGCTCTGCTTTCCGTTAAAACGTCTTTGAATTTATAATTAAGTTGCTCGCTAAATAAATCTAATAATTCAGTTTTTGACGCCGTTGGATTTGCCGTAACAATCTTTTGGATACCTGACTTCATTTCCTTTTCAATAGTGCCTAAAGAATCTGTAATATGCGCCGTTGTTCCGATTGATTGTTTAGCTATTTCCTTTTCGTAATCACTTAAAGTTTTATCTGATTGAACATCTTTTAATGCTTTACCGAAAACTGTATCAATAAATTTAGATGTCCAACCCTTAGTCCGCTCTGCTAAAATTGACGACCATTTCTTTAAATCGAATATCTTAATTCCAGATTCTGTTGAAATTGCTTTTTGTAAATTGTTATTAGCTAAAATATCCAAATAAAGTTCGTCGAAAACGTTAGCAATAATACCCGTCAGCTCTTTTGAAGCCGTTGCGTTTTGTTTATCTATTTCATTCCAATAAGCAGTTTTTGTTTGTTCGTTCAAATCATATTTTTTTTTTAACATTTTTACAGGTTGGGGCTCAAACACTGGTGCAATTGTTACGCCATTTATAACATCGTCGTATAATTGGAAACCTTGTTTTATTAATCTTACATCGCCGCCTTCAATTTCACTTAAACCACGTTCTAAACGAATTTCATTTACTGTTTTAATACCAAAATTCAAATCACTTTCATTCTGTTTGAGAATAAACTCTTCGTCATTTTCTACATAACTATCATAACTAAAAATAATATTATCCTCAAATTGTGCAAAGTGTCTTGTAAAAGCGTCTGCAAATAAACGAACTTTTGGCATAATTACAGTATCGTAAAAATGTAATCTTAATTGCCGTCCAGTGTCCTTATTCATAAGCTCACCTAACAAAAACGAATAATTCACGCCAAAACAAGTTGCAATTTGTTTGATTAGTTCTTGGTTAGTAGCTGAAGTTATTGTATTCCCGGTTGTTAGTAATTGCAATTTTTTACCAGCATCTAAAAGCATTTTTGGCTTGAATATGTCAGGAACGTTTTCTTTTAACATTTCTAAAAATGTTTTTTGTTGCTCGTATTCTAACTCTTGGTCTGTTGTCACCACGTAAGGCGTTGCACCGTCACGTTGCATAGTTTGTCTATTAAAGTGTAATCCTTCTCGCTCCGTTAAATATGCCTCATAAGCAGCGTTAAGTTCGTTCGGTAATCCTTTTATAGTAGCACTTTGCAACGTGTCAGTGCTCAAATTCCTTATATGAATCATTCCGGCTTTAGGAATATAATTAACTTCACCGCCATTATTGAATGTATAACCATTTATACGATTATTAACGATATCGGTTGTGACTAAATTTGGCGGTATAACATATAAAGCATAAGGCAATTTGCCGTTATTATCTAAACGTGTCCAAATATAAGCATTACCTTTTCTGTAATAATATTCAAGTGCTAAACTCATAATCGTATCAAAACCGTAATCGAGTTCTGTATTAGGATTTGAAAGCAAGTAACCTAACCAGTGCGTTTTTTCAATTGGGATGTTACCTTCAGCAGTTTCTTTAACTGGATAAATTGGTATTGTTGGGAATGTATTTGTAATTAATTTAATAGTTGCAAATAACCAACCTGCAAACTCTTTTACATTGTATTTGTTATCAGTCGTTAAATTCATTATTGTTGAATAATCGTTAACAACAAATTGCTTTTGAGTGTTTACAATATCCACATCTTTTTTAAATATATCGAATAAACCCATTTCAGAACCCTTTTTAAATTATACATTTTACAAAAATACGAAATAAAAATTTTATATTGCAATCATAACGCCGATTGAAGAACCTTTGTTTATAAAAGCCATAACAGAAGCGTCAACTTGGTCGTCATGCGAATCTTTAACGCCCGTGAAAGAAGTAATTTCGTCTATGTAATCCTCAAGCCAACTATGATTGAATACCGTTGGGTCTGGCAATAATACGTTACCTAAATTCCATTCACTTGCGAATGGTATTGAACGTGTCAATTTGTCGCCTGATGGTATAACAGGATAAAAGTAATTTCCTTTAATTTGTGTTTTTAACATATCATAAACCGCTTTTTGCGTTCCGTTTGATTCAATACCTATCTTAGTTTTATATTTGTCTTTTAAACGCTCACAAACGCTTTTAGTGTAGCTTATTTCTTTTTGGTATCTTATTACATCAACTAAATAATATTTCTTATTAGCAACGGCGAAAACGACAAATACACTATAATCACTTTTACTATTTTCTGAATATGCGAAGTCCGAACCGATTTGATATTTATATTCTTTTGGTAGTTCTGAATAGTAATTTACATCTTTGAAAACGGCGTCACCTTTTACAATTGGCAAGCCCTGAAATTTAGCTAAAAAAGTTGGTTTATGTGCTAAACGTTTTTCGTTATAAAATTCATAGTCACGCCACAATGGAGTGTCCATATCTTTTGTATGCTCGCAAGGTTTACCGTATGCGTCTAAGCCGTCATATAAAGCTGGCAGTCTGTAATGCTCAAACCGCTCTTTATTCTTTATTAAACGTCCTATAAGGTCGTCTAAATGCCAACGTGTATGCAATACGGTCACACTTGTTTCAGGTCGCTCTCTATCTTTCGCAACTCCCAGCCACCAATCCCAAATCCGCTCTCGATATGTTTTTGAATATGCTTGCAATGGACTTGCAAAGGGGTCATCTATAATTAACCAGTCCACCGTTTCGCCTGTTAAGATACCAGTGACAGAGCTTGTAAATAAACCCCCGCCCTCTGCCAAAATAAATTCATTTGTTTTTTCAATTACAGGAGCAAGTCCAAGTTTTTTCATATACTTATACGCTTTACGTGTTTGACGTTCTGAAAATTGTTGAGCGTAACCAACATAAGCAACGTTTTTAGTTGGATTCTTTTTTAAATACAAAGCAATTGAATGAAGTAATAACTCGCTTTTGCCGTGTTGTGGTGGTACGTGCATTGTAAAACGTCTTACATTGCCGTTTATAATATCGTTACAAATATCTACTAAGCTCTGCAAGTGTAAAGGGTATTGATAATCCGAATGACAAAAAGGAATGAAGTAACCTACATCTGTTAGCGTATAAGCTACTAATTCATTTAAGAAATTTTCAAGTTCCTTATATTCGTCATTTGGCAAGTATTCGCTCAAAATCTTTTATCTTTGTTAGTAATTGGTCTTTTGTATATTTCTCATTTACTTCATTTGCGTTGATGTTCAAATTCACATTTTCGTTGCGTTGTGCCGTTTTGCCGTGTGCTCTTTCCAGCATTTTTTCAAGTATTTCAAATGATTTATCACTAAGTAAGCCCTCCCCAACAATTGACAATAAAGACGGGCTTTCGTTATCCGTAGTAATTGCTCTTATTTGCTCTTTTGTTAATCCTAATAACAATTCAATTGCTTCAATAACATTTGAATTTTTTACCTGTTCAAACCCCCGTTCTTTTAAGTCTTTAGTTATTTGAGATAATAGCTTTGGGGGGCGTCCATAAGGATTCCTTATCTCACCTTTTGTCGCTGGCTTTAAATTTTCATTATTCATAAATTCTCTTATTTTTCTCTAATTTATTTTGTCAACTCTTTTAGCTCAGATATATCCCTATATTCCATTTTCAGCACCGTCTAATAATGCTTGTAATTGTTTTTCTAATAATGCAATATTATCCTTTGCAATGTCTAAACCTATTTTTCTTGAAATCATTTCCATTTCAGTTTTTGCAATATATTGTTTATTCGTATCAATTTTGCTTTTGATAATTTCGCCTGACATTGCTAAATTGTCTAAATTGTCGAAACAACCTTGTGCAAAGATTTCGCCGTTTGGATATAATTTGTCGAACTCCAATAAACGTGCTCTAATTCTCATTATTCAGCCCTTTCGATATTGACTTCAAACAATCCTGTTTCTTTGTCAATTAAATATAGTATCTTTAAATCATATTCACGTGCTATTTCGTCTAATTTTAATATAGCGTCGTCTATAATAATTTTTTGCTCGTTAATTTCATTTAAATAATCCATTATTCCGGTCGTTCTATATTCCATTTTCAGCACCTTCAATATTAGTCCACAATCTATACTCGATTAACTCTTTTAGGCTATATATAAATTTTTTTTCTGTTAATTCCCCGTTTTCATATACGCTGCAAAGATAATGACTATCATTAATTCTTTGTGTTATTTGCAGAGTGCAGTAATTGGTAAAAAATAAACCAATTAAGCAATCTGTTCCAACTGTTTCATAATTATATTTCATTTCTTAACTCCATTAATTTCTAAAACATAAATTGTATCTTTGCCAAATAACGTTATGACGTTATCTTTTATTTTATAAGTAGCTCCAGACATCTTAATCGTTGGTCGTTTATCATTTTCAATTACAGTTTTTTCAACTAATACATAATTGAATAACAGATAAATTGTAACTGCAATTAGTATGAAACGAGCTACGTAATCCATTAACATAAATAACAGATAGAGTTTAGCTAAAAAAGCCTTTTCTTTTCGCATAATTGTTGACGAACCTAAATTTATGAGTAAAATTAACTTTGTCTAAATGGTAGTGTTGCTTGTAGCCTGAATAACTATATGTTACTATATCATTGTCTTCATTGACATTAATCACTTCGACAAATTTCTTTGTTTCTTGCTGTACCCAAATCTGATGTTTTTTTATTTTTTGCTTTTTTGGTTCTTGCCTCAAATCGATGTTGTCATAATTTGTTTTCTGCTTCATGGGCTTTGGCTCTACTCTAAAATCGCCTAAATCTTCAAGATTAAAATTTCTTTTGTTATCTAAATCAAAAGTCAATTTAGCTTCAAGCAACGTCAAATAATTTTCACAATCACCGAATTTTTCGGCTAACAATTCAAGCGTGTAATCCTTGCCGTTCAATATGTCAATTATACCCGTAAATTGCTTACATAGGTTGGCATAATAAACAAAATAAGGCGTGTCCTTATTATCTATCAAATCATATAACTTTTTTGCAATGTCAAAGTTATGGAATCTATTATCGTTTTTGCTATATTCAGCACCTTTTGAATTTAATAATTCCAATTTCGTTTTTTGTTTTTTTTCAACAAAATTCATAAATTCTTTGTTCGTCATTTTAGCTCCTTATATCTCATAAATGTTTAGCGAAGTCCCAGCGACATCACCATAAATTTTTTCAAAAGTTCCTGAGCATATTTGTGAATCGTCTTCAAAAACTACTCCATTTAATATGTCATTAATCGTTTTTTGCAGGTTGTCAGCGTCTGGTCGTGAAGTCTTATACAACTTTAAATGTGCTTGTTTTTTCATTTTAACTGGTAATTGGAATACAAAAGTATAATCAATATGAATACCATTTTTGAATTTCTGAAATCCTTTTGGCATTATTGACAATAAATATAGCCTAACGTGGTTTATATAGGCTTTGGTGCTCGCTTTTGTATATCGTAGCCCCTTTTGTGTATATTGAAATGATTGCTTCGGCACGGGCTTAATTGGAATCCACAATTCAAGATTATTTTTGTGAACATTGATATTTTCATTTTTACATTGCATTAATTTTAACCTTTTTAAGTTATCCAAATATAATTATAATTATTCATATTGCAAAATATTATTTGCTTTTTAGTTAATTCATATTTTTATTTAACTAAATATTCAGTTTTTGCATAAATTTCGGCAACGTTTCTTGGCAGATTTTCTTCGTATTCCAATATGGCTGCTCGCTCTTCATACAAATCATATTCATATTCCAATAATGTTATTTTCTTTTTATCATTTTCCATTCCCTTTTTCAATATATTGCCCGTAAATTAACTTTTGGATTATGAGCTATATTACGTTTATTGTATTCCTCAAGTTGTTCAGCTATATCCCTCAGATTCTCAATTAATCCTTCTTTTACATCGCCGAATAAATCAGCAACATCTTCGGTCAAGGTGGCATCACCTGACCAACTATTCGCTTTTAATTCAACAATTTTCTCACCTATAAATCTTAATTCGAAATTCATAAATCACCTTTTTAAATAATTATTATTCTGCCAATTTTCTTATTGCAAATGGTATTTCGTCCAACAATTTTTCAAATTCTGTATATAATTCAATTTGTTGATTCACGCTTAAATCGTCTCTATCTTTATTAAAGATTAGTTCAATACAATTATCACGTAAATCCCACAAAACACCTGAATTGATAATATACTTATATTCATCATAACTTACTTCACTTAATTTTAAAATCATTTTATGTTCTGGTTTTAATACAAAGTTATTTTCAAGTTCGACTAAATATAACTCTCGTTTCCTTCTTTTAAAGTAAGAACAATTCCTTTGAACGGAATGCAAATATTCATCTAATTTCTTTTTCTGCGAACTTACATTTTTGATTTCAGATTCGTAATTTTCTATTTCCATTGTTAGTTTTTTGCTGTCCCAATTGCCTATTAAACCAAACATTTGAGAATAATCTCTTAATTTTTCCATTTCTACACCTTTTATTTGTTTTAAAATACTATTTTTTAGTCGTTTCTAAGCCCGTAGCTTAATTTTAAATTCTTTTTTGATACTTTATATGCTATTCGATTACAAACTCGCTACAATCGTTTTTTGACGTTAGTTCCAACAAGTCATTTATTCGCTGTTGAAGTATCATTTTTTCTTTTTTACATTTTTCATTGTTACACACTTCAATTTCTTTATTCTGCTTTACGTATTGATGTGAATATAATTTGCCAACGTCCCAGTTTTCTGAAAATATAGTTACATTAGGAATGTCAATTATAGGATTCTCAATATCATAATAACGATACATTTTAACATTTTTTACAACAAAGCATTCCATTAAGCATAAGCAGTTAGGGTCTTTTTTATACTCTGCATTTTTCCATGATTCTGGATATAGCTTCAGACGCTCTGATTGAAAAAAGTTAGCAACCGTAAAATTTGGGAAAACGTTTTTTTCAATGAACTTTTTTAATGTGTGCCCGAACTCTATTGGGCTGTATTTTTTTTCTTTGGCTGTATCGTATATTAATTTTGCATTTAGATAATTGAATTTATTTTTGTCTGCAAAATTTACTTTATAATTAGCTGTTAGTAATTCTAAAAACCTATTAAAGATTTTAGCACCAAACTTTGATTCTATTTCCGGTAAATATTTGTTTTCGATTTCAGAAAGGTACGTCCCCGTAATCGTCGTTAACTGATGCCCCCGTATCGTTAAGGAATTCCGCAACGGTGAGCTCGTCTCTTTTTGTAGCTCTGTTTGTATTGTTTGGAGCTGGGTGGTTATTGTTTGCATAAGGTTTTTTATTTTTTAGTGGATAAACATCTAAATATTCTAAATCAATACTTTGCTGAATAATTTGCGTTGCTAATTGCACGTCATTATTTGAAAGTTCCATCGTGTCTTTATATAATTTATCTAATCTATTTTGAGTTTTAATTGGGTTTTTTATAGTTTTACGGAAATCTATATAATTTTTGATGGCATCAGTAATGTTAATATCGTAATTAGAAAAATCAAAAATTGCCATATTTCTTCTTTTATTATCATTGTTATCATTGTTTATATTATTATAATTATTACTTGTGTCTTTCTGTGGTTCTTTTGCGGTCTTTCTGTGGTTCTTTTGCGGTTCTTTTGCAGTTTGCATATCTTGGTAAGTGTCGTAATTTAATATAGTTAGTGTGGTCTTTTTATTATCACTACTTTTTATAATCATTGACTCATTTTCTAATAACGTTAAAAATGCTCTTACTTTAGATTTTGACCAGCCCCAAGATTCCATCAATTTTAATTCTGATGTAATAAACGAACCTCGTTTAACTTCAATCAAAGCATTATTAAAAAGGAATTTGTTATCCTCAAAATTAGCTTTTAAAAGCAAATCAATAAACGCCTGACCTTTTGAAAATGGCTTATCAGTCCAAATCCAATGTTCTTGAATTTTTCGTTGTAAACTTATCCAGCCTAATTTCACAATTTACCTATATAAATAAAAAACCGTTTTACAAAGTGCCGGCAAGCTACTTTTTTCTGTAAAACGGTTCTATATAAATTTTTTATGCTTGCCGGCATTTGCTTTATATAATAGACTAATAATCAAAAAGAATATTTTAAATTATATTCTCTTTTTAGCTTAATAATATAATCTGTATAAAGTGCAATAACATCATTATTAGCATTTATAATATCTTGGCATTCTTTGTTCTTCGAATTATAGTTTTTTATCAATTCTTCGGTTAATTCAATTCGTCTTTGTATCTCGCTAAATTGCAATTCTGAATTATACGTTATTTGCATTCTATCACCTTATAAATAAAAAACCGTGCTATACTATTCTCTGGCGGGAGTTTGTTTCGTATAACACGGTTTGTTCAAAAAGTTTCTTTCCCGCCAGAGATAAACTTTAGTTTATAGACTAATAACATTGAAAGTTATTTTAAGAAAAATACTAAATATTATATTTGTATTTTGCATCCATAGTGCTATAATCGTTTAATATATTTACTTGCTCGTCGGTTAATTGTGCAATATGTTTCATATCGTCCAAAGAAAACAATATGATGTTTTTTACAATATCACAATTCGGGTATTCTATATTGTCGACGGTATGTTTATTTGATAACGTTGTTAAATTCCCACAATATACTCGTTTTTCTTTAGGGTGGTTATCTACAAAAAATACAATTACATCTAAATTATGTTTTTTGCTTACCGCCATATATTCATTATAATGTCGAATATCAAAGCCGGTCGCCCTATATTTAATTAATCTGCCTTTTGTTTTAACCTCAGCAACAATAAATTTTATTTTATCTTTAATAGCTAAAAAATCAAAGCAATGGGCACCGTCTGTTATGGATTTATAAACAACATACCCACGTTGCTCCAATATGCTTTTAACGATGGATTCACCTAAATTGCCTTTTATAACTGTGGTTTTATTTTCCCAATTAGAATTTATTTGTTTCGGCTCCATAAGTATCCCACCCTTCACGCTTAGAACGTGAAAAATAATCTAATTTTTTACCAATTGTAAATCTTTCAACAAATTCATAAAATCCGTCTGGTTTCCTTGAATGTTCCCGTCTTTTTTCTCTGATTATATCCCGTTCAGAACTACCATTTAATATTGGTTTTCCTTTTATTGCAATTATACAAAACTCACATTGCATTCTAATAGTAGCACCCATACCCATCATATCTTTATCCCATACCATTGTGGCTTTATATGTAAGCCCCCAATTGTCTAAAATGTCAAAGGAATGCTTTAAATAAGCGTGCGTAGTCCATAGGAATATCACGGCATTATCTTTAATCGGCAATTCAATATTTTTAATCTGTTGAACGCTCATTTCCGGATATGGATTTGATACTCTGCTTGTTTCCGGATTATATTCACGCCCATAATCCCACGGCGGGTCGATTACTAAAACGTCGTATTTATCTGTTAAAATCATATTTTCATTTTCTATTTGGATTTTAACATTTTCTATCATTTCTTTTCGTGCCTCTATTTTCTCCGCTATTTTTATTTCTTTGTATGCTTGATTAATACTTATTTCTCCTGAACGTACCTTATCCTTAACATCTTCAGGTGCTTTTTTGATAATAGTTTCTGCCCTTGCTATTGTGCCTGAACCTAAATTCAATTTGTCGGCAACAATATTCCGTGTGTTAATTGGTTCGTTATTGTTAATTGGTATTGTTGCTTCATGTTCTTTGAATAGTTTTGCACTTTTGTCCATTGTGGACAAAAGTCCACTATTGTTTTCTAATTTTTGATATTGGTTACCATAATAAACGGTCTGCTTAATTTTCCCTATTTCATTCAAAACCGCTTTGTATTCTTGCATTAATTCAATTCTTACAAAGTTAGTTATGTTTCGCCTACCAATTTGATTCTCAATTATCCAAAGTTTAACATCATTCTTGCTTTCAAATAGCAATTCTTTTGTTACATAGCTTAAACCGTGTTTATTAGCAATTTCGTATCTGTTATGCCCGTCAATAATAAAACCGTTCCAAGTCGTTATAGCATCCCTTATACCGTCCTTAATGCAATTCAATTCTAATTGCTTAAACTCTTCCGATGTTAGTGGCGGAATTAAATTTTTAAATTCTAAGTCGATTAATAATTCCATACATATTCCTATATTAAATAATTAAAGCCTTTCAGGATACGTCGCCAAACATATTTTCCCCAAAAGGCTTCAACAAAAATTTTATATTTTCACGTTTGGCGACGTTAGTTTATAGACTAATATGTCAAAAAATTATTTTATTAATTATTCTGTATATTTAATATTGTGCAATATTAAAAATGCCTCTAAGGTTTGCACAGTCTTTTTGCCTACATTTAGGAACCTACTAATAGTGCGTAAATTAGCATTTCGCATATCTTTTATTTTTTCCCATCTACTCCGCCTTGCAATATTCCCCAATTTTGTGCCGAATACTTCACGGATATCAACGTCAGTATCGTTATCCACATATTTATATGAGAAATTATATGTTATATCTTCGATATGGCTCATTATCTTTTCAAAAATTGCTATTTTGCTGCTTAATTCATTTAAAAGCAATTTGCTTTGTTTAGTATCGACATCAATTCCTAAGTTTTTTTTATCGTAAATAATATTGTTTAATTGCTTTACAATCAAATTAATATCATTATATTCTTTTGTCAAATCCATTACAATTTCTCCCTAATTTTCTGCTTTAATAATTACAAATTTGTTCTTACATACGTTTTCAATACGCTCTGATACTTTGCCTAAATTACGCATTATCCAGAATTGAGAATCATCTAAACCGTAACCGCCAGAATTAGTGATATTCATAATGATTTGCTCTTTTATGAATCGGATTACATAACTACAATATGAGTTCATTGACGGAACGTTGGCTTTTAATATCTTTAATTCAGGTTCGTATTTAATATCCTTAGCTCCAACTTCAATAAAGATATTCGTTATTTCAGACCGCAAATCGTCCGTGCTCAGCTTACAATCGAGATTATGATTGTAGATAGTATTGCAACCCGTAAATGCTAATAATAGCAATGCAAATAATGTTTTCATTTTATGATTCCTATAATAAATTAGCTTGGAAACTATTTAGCATTTTCGTATTTGCTAAATTGAAAAAATCTTTTTTAATCTCAAATCCGTATGCTTTCCGCTTTAATTCAATCGCTGCTTTTAAGGTGCTTCCAGAACCAGCAACAGGGTCGATTACAACGTCCCCGACATCAGTAAAAATGCTTATTAACCTTTTGAGTAGTTTCACAGGTTTTTGTGTTGGGTGTAATTTTGTGATGCTGTCGTCAAGAATCCAGTCCATACAATTAAATATCATTTTCCCAGCATTATTGAATTTTGGCAATTTATCTCTATAAAGTATTATTGCATATTCACAATTGCCAACAACTTTCATATTTGCTTTTAATACCTGAGCCGAAAAGTTTTTGCGAAATACTAAATTGATGTAATTATTCAAACCAAAATTTTTAGCTAATTTGATTAATTCGAATTGCTGTTCAAATTCACAAAATACAATCATACACGGCGATTTCCCTTTTTCTTTTGGTTCTTTGATTAATAATTTACTACAAAAATGCATAAATTCCGGTGGTCTAAAATCTTTATCTGTATCAAAAAATTCAGTTCCTGCTAACTTGCTTTCACCTTGTTTATTGTCCCCGTTCACATACCAAGATGGATTCGAACCGTAAGCATAATTCCCAATATTATATGGTATATCCGCAATAATTAATTGTGCTCTTGGAATATTATATTGCTTAAAATTTTGAAAATGGTCGTTTATTAATACGGGCTTATAATTATGCTCCGCCCGTCTTTGTTTATATAGCTCCAATTCGCTCATAACAAACCCCTTTTTGATTTATATTTTATTCATATAATATTCACAATTTTCCAATTCTAATATGGCTTTTGTTAAGCTGTTGATTGAATCAGTGTAAATATACATATCGTTTTCAGACGTGTCCAACACTGATATTTCTTTCACTAATTCCATCCGCAAGGTTAAAACCAAATCGTTTAAATTGCTTAATTGATTTGCATAATATCTTTTACGCTCTTCATTTAATCTGTTATTCATTGATTCGCTCCTTTTAAAAAGTTTGATAAAATTTCATTCAATAATTCTTTTAAAGTTATATTTTTATGAATTGCTAATAATTTTAGCGACGTGTGAACCTTAGCTGGCACAAAAAAATGAAGTGCCTTGTAATTTAATTCATTATTCATTTCTACTTATTCCTAAGTTGTTTATATAATTTCTCGATTATTTCTTGGACATCAAAAGCATAATGTCCGTCGAATTTGCCCTCAGTCGTATGCAGAAAGTTGTGCCAATAACATATACTTTGCTCATGTAAGTTTTCTACAAAATCACGGTTATCATTACAAAATTTTACAGCATCACAATAATCTACGCCGAAAACTAACGACAAATATTTAGGATTGCAAATGTCGCCAACTGCGAATCTCAAAGGTAAAAAGTCAGGTGCATAAGTTGTATATTTTTCACAAATCCTTTTAGATAATTCCATCTCTAATAGATTCAATTCCGCACCGTCGTATAAATCACCGTAATTGTCTCTAAAATCAAAATACTCACATACATTTTCAACAATTTGGTAATAACGGTTATACCCAAATTCGTTAAATTCTAATTCAAGCGTTTTTTTCATATTAATATTTAAGCCTTTTTACGTCTATGCTCAGGACATTTATTATTAGAAATTTTCGTTAAATAAAGCAAGATAATTTTGCACACATTTCATAAACGTTTCTGTGTTCATATACGCTACAAGTTCTGCCGGTGTTTTATGACCTTTTTCCATTGCGTCGAATATAACTAACTTTGTTGCTAATTCGATTTTCATACCTTCTGTTAATTTGCTCATCTCAAAACCCTTTTTATTTTTTCTACAATTAATTATAATACAAAAATATATCTATTGCTATTTCAAATAATGTTCTCATTACTTCACATCAGTAATTGACATATACAAATTACGTTCCGGGTATTTTGCTATGTAAGCATCAGCCTCTGAATATGTATCAAACATTCTTACAAGTTCGCCTTTTGTTTCAACGTTCTTTGTTGCGTCTGTTTTTCTTACTTCATACTTTTTCATTTCAAAACTCTTTATTTAATTACACAATTAATTACATTACAAAAATACAAAAATATATTTATATATGCAAATTATATTTTCAAAAAAGCAAACTTTTTTTTATTTTTTTATTATTTATTTATTTGGCACTATTGCCGATTTACGTTTATGCTGATTTTATGTGCAAGGCTACGAAACTGCATCTAAACGAGCATTCGCTATTTCGATAGCTTTTGGGTTTATGTCGCAACCTATAAAATTTCGGTTCAGTTCTTTACATACTACTGCTGTTGTGCCGGAGCCTAAATAAAAGTCTGCTACTAAATCACATTCGTTACTACTTGCTTTTATTATTCGTTCAATTAACGCTTTGGGTTTTTGTGTATTATAATCCACATTATCCTTGGATTGTGTGTTTTGTGGTGATATATCAATCCACCAATCATTAACTGGAGTTTGCCCTTGTAAATCATATTTATCACCATTGCTCCTCCTTCCAGAACCTTTTTGAGAATAACTACGCATTTGATGTTTGAAGTAATATTCTTTTGTTTTAGAGTAAAATAAAATTACATCGTGTTTTTTAGGATAATTATTTTTAGGTATTCCGCCTCCAGCATAACACCAACTTATTTCATTTAAAAAATTATAATAACCAAAAACATCGTCTAAAATTAATCTTATCCAATGGCTTATTTTAGTGCCAATTTGCAAATAAATACTCCCTGTATCTTTTAAAATACGGTGCATTTCTTTTATTCTTGGTATATAATGGCTTTCAATTTCGTTTCTTATTGGCTTCAAGTCGTGGTAATCTTTAAACTTTTTACCCGTGCCATACAAAATATCACAATAAATTAAGTCTATTTTATTGCTTTCAATGGTTTTCATTAGCTCCAAATTATCGGAACAACAAACACTGTTGGCAACACGTGGTACAGCTAATTTCCGCCCTATTGTTTCTCTATTCATTTCTTCCACTCCAATTCAATCCCAGCCCGAGTTGCGTCGTTTATGAAGTCATCTAGTGTGCGAGGCAGTATGTCTGTTTGTCCCAATATTAATATCTGTTCCGACTTCATATAATCATACATATAAAAATGAAATTCTCCACCGTCCTCTGTGCAAAATTCAATCACAAATTTTGCTGAATTTGCGACATAATAACCATCATATTCTAATGTCCACCCCTCAAAAAGCTCTGTAATCATTTCAGGCTTAAAAGGCTGGCAGTAAAATTCCGCAAGCGTACCTACTTTATCATTATTAAAATTACGTCTAACATACCAGTAATACTCATCCTGCTGGTTCTTATTATTTGGCATTATGCAGTGTTGCAAATAACTTAATACTCTCATTTCATTTCCCTTTTTATTTATTCAGGTTTATTTATTTTATAAAACAATTTGAATGTCAATTCAGTAGCTTTTAAAGTAGTTTTGCCAAACTTAATTAACCAGTCTCCAGCGTGAAATATGATTCTATCTTTATATTTGAAATAGCATACATCTATTACGGTTGTATCTGTTATCTTTTTAGCGAATCTACGCTCCCACACGCCATTTTTGTTGTAATATACAACCATCATGCCGTCGTTTAATAATCTATTCTCATAGCTCGTTAAACGCTTTCTGTTGTTATCTCTGCAGTATGCGTTATGGCAATTTTTGCATAAATTAGTAAATTTATTATTTTTAATTACAAAAGCCGTTTTAGGTAAAACCGATTTACATTTATTGCACGTGTTCATTTTTACACCATTATTATTTTTTCTGAATAATCTAAATACCATAATTCATTGTTACGTACTTTGTTGTAAATTTCCATTGCCTTATGAATTTTTTCAAGTCCGAGAGCGGTTGTTTGTTCCGAAAGTTCAATCCACTTGCAGCCAAACGGATTCGCTTTTTCAGAAAACACGAAATAAAAATCATTTTCAAAATTCAAATCGTTTACGCTCTGCATTCCAATTCTGTAAAAAACTGATTGCGTCAAATAATCATATCTTGTTGCGTTTTCTGATTTGCTACAATCAGCAATTGATTTTAAATCTATAATTGTATTATGTGTTTTATTATACAAATCAATTTTCATTTTGCATTCGGCACCGTTATAATTAAAATATACTTCCTTCTCAATCTCTATTTCACCATCACGCAGTAAATAGGAATAAGGGTGCTTGTAAATATTCTCATATTGCTTTTGAAAGTTTTCATAAACATCAGAATCAATAATGATTTTAGTTTGTTCGTCTCGCCACGCTTTGCCGTCCTTTGTAACGAAATTCATACCATCTGGCTTAATAACATAATTATCAAAAAACTTATCGTTTTCCAAAATAAAAGTATGGAATGCAGTTCCAATTTGCATAGCCGGAGTTTCTTTAATATCGTTTCTTTGCAAATAAGCCAACGGGCTTTGAAGTAGCTTTTTAATACTTGAATTACTTAGCATATCAATTTTGAAGTAGTCGCTCATATTCGCCTTCTTTTTGCATTTCGTCTAAAATTAAATCTAAATTATCATTTGTAACTTGGCTGTAATTAAGCAATTCAAATTTTTCTAATATTGAAGTTAATTTAGCTTCTGACAAATTATATTTCACTTGAGTAGTTTTTAACTTTTGTGTAATTTCTTTTTGAGTAAGCTCCAGGCTAACTTCGTCATATTCCAAAGTTTCTGTTTTCAAACCTTCTTTAGAGAAGTTATCAACTTGTAAAACCGTTTCATCGCCAGCCAAAGCAATTTTAATATCAATAGTTAGTGGTAAATATTTTGATAATTGCTTAATTGCCTTCGCTTTTGCCATTGCGGAGTAATCCGTTTTCCAAGTATAACTTGGATTATTTGAATCTTTTTGCATTGGAGACCGTAAACGTAATTTTTCAATTTCATTCTTCGTAAGAACAACAAAATTAAAGCCGCCATTAACGTAATGTGCAACGGCATAAACATAAGCTATGCCATTGTCTAAACGTTTACTTTCGAAGTCCGGCACGTGCCTTAAAATAGGGTTCAAACCCATTTCAAATTCGAATAAGTCTGAGCTGTAAACAACTTCTGCATAAATCGTTTTGATTTCTTTTGAACGTCTTGCCAAATCTATAAAACCTTTGTAACCAATTTGAAATTGCACTACCTTAGAATAAGAACCATCTTTATTTTTTTGCGAATAAGGCACGTAATAACAAAGCCCCAAACTATCAGACGGTATGAAGCCTAATATTGAAGTTTGAATCATAGCACCGATTATGCTCTGTATTGTGCAATTTGCAATCTCTGGATTCTTTGCTACAATGTATGATACCATTTGCACCATTCGTTCCGGTGTTATGTGCTTAGGCAATATTTCTAAAATGCTGCTTTTGTATTTTTCTAATAAACTACTTATTTCAGTCGTTTTTTTGTTCGCTAAAGTCATTTCGTTACTCATCTCAAAACTCCTTTTTAAATTAAATAATACATTTGTTTATAATTTCATTATAGATAACTAATTCTTTTTTCAAGTTATCTGACAACATTTCCGCCTGTGTTGTTGTCAATGGTGACGATTGTTTGAATTTAGTACGCAAACCCATATTAGTTAAACCCAACCATTGGCATATTTGTGACACTGGATAAAATCGTTTTAGCTCTTTCACGTTTTCAATATTTACCATTTAAAACCTCCTATATTTATTAAAATTAACATTACAATACAAATTATTGCTACAAATAACATTACGTGTTCAGCTTCTATTTTCTTTTTCATTTCAACAATTCCTTATTTTCGTAAATGTTGCCGATAACTTCAAACTCGTTTCTATATTGGTCTGCAAACGCTCCAAAAGAATATTGCATACAAAAACAAGCATTTTCTGTATCGAAAATAATTTGGTGATTATTTGTTTCCAGCGGGTTGCATTGTATATCATACATCGTATGTCTGATAATATCCCCTTCGTAAATTTCAACGCCGTTTTTATCATTAATTCCAGTATATTGCATGATTTGAGAATTAACTACATTGAACTCCTCGCCAAGCATATCTGGATAATACAATAGCACAAGGGCATTACTTAGCATTGTGAAAATATAAAGATTATACGGCTCTGTTGAGTATTCGTGAGAAGTTTCATTAATCATTATATTCCTATCTATATCCCACGCTCTAAATTTAATTATTCTACTCATTTCAAATTCCTTTTAATAGTTTTAAAAATACCATATAAACTAAACAAACCGAAACTTATTAGCATACCAACGAAAAAACAATATACTAATTCGTGAATTATACTAAACTCTGCCATGCCAAACCCCTTATTTTAATAATTTTTAACTACAAAAGAACCTGCTTTGACGATAGTAGCACCGTTTTTACGATACCATTTTATAGTTTCTTCGCCAGTTGTTTCAAATATTTCTACTATTTCTTTAAATGTTTTCATCTCTCAATCTCCAAAAAGTTTTTTAAATTGTCAATTAATCATAATTGTTTACAGTTGTCAATCTTTTATGTTCTATTCTAACTTTTATAAATTTTTTATTTGCTTTTAACGCTTGATAAAATCTATGATGCCCATCCCCTATTATTAGTCTGTCAAATTTAACAAAAGCTAAAATCGGTTCGTCAGATTGTGATATTTTACCGTTTTCAACATTTTCAACTGCTGTATCAAATTCCCCATTGGAACTGCTCGGAAATAAATAATACACAGGGACATTGTAAATTCCGCCGATTTCAAATTTGCTTATTTCATTCAAATAATCGTCATCATTTGTTAGCTCGTTGTGTCTCTTTATTATTTCTCGCTCTGTTATCATTTTTATATTTCTTTTTTATTAAAGTAACAATTAATTACAATACAAAAGTAACACTTTTTTTTGAACTATGCAAATTATATTTTCAAAAAAGCAAACTTTTTTTTTTATTTATTTATTTTTATTTTGAAGTACTAACAAAAAACCCGCTCTGCATTTAAGCAAAAACGGGTTAAAAAGGAGTTATGATATAATTCAGACGACGTGACTAAACTATTTTATTTTACTGCCAACGTAAACGCCGCCAATAAAAATAGCTGATGGCAAGCCATACCGAACAATCGGTATATCTAAAAAGTCATTTTCTTTTATATATACTATCTTGTTTATGTATTGTGTATTGTAAAAAATATCAATATCAGCTATTTTAAAGCCCGTAGTTAGCATATTATCTGTTATATTATACTTGCTATATAAGTAAGCTCGTAAATTGATTGTAAACGCTGTATCAATGTTGTTTAGTGAATCTAATTGCCTCACATTAATTCCAGTCGTTACATTGGTATCTAAAAAAGCGTATTCAGTAATGTAGGCAATATTATTAATATAAACCGTATCAAAAAAGATTTTCGGTTTTGCTGTTATCTTAATAGTATCAAAATTTAATTCAACCTTTCCAGTATCTCGATAAATAATTAATGTATCTTGTACAACTACCAATTGTGACGTTTGTCGTTTATAGCAATCATAATTGAACATTAAAGACGTTATAAATAACAGTATAAATACTATTGTTACTATTATAGTTTTATTTGTCATATTCGTACCCGATAACGTGCATAATTATTTATTACATCAACATCAATATTTTTAATTAAATATTCTTTGCCGTCAATTTCAATAAAATCACTATCCAGAATGTTATCTTTAAAATGATGTATATACATAATATCTTTTGTGCAAAAATGATATTCAACATAACTTTCATTTTCTATTTTCGATATATTCCTTGCGTTAAAATAGATACTCATGTCGTTTTTTGTAAATTTAACCATTATTGTATCTTTGTAAAATGTGTAATTCTAAAATAATTATATGGCTGTATGATTCTGTTTTTTCTTTGGACGTAACCACCGGCGGCAGTATTTGTATTTGAAGTATTGCCTTCAATAGTAGTGCCTTTTTTACCGCTCCAAGTTAAAACAAAACCGATATGACCTTGCCAAGTTTCACCACGTTTCCAAATCACAATATAACTACTATCTACTTTTTTGATATTATTATAAACATCAATAGCTTTAATTGATTTACTATTAATATAATGTTGTGCAACGGCAGAGCGTGGCAAAACGTCACGCCCTGAATTATCTAAACAATAACGAACAAAAGCAGCACACCAGTTCGCATAACGGTTAATATTAACGGTTTTTAGGTATAACATAACTTGTTTTCTATTATCGTTTTTATTGATACCTAATTGACTTTTTGCAATATCTAAATGACTTACTGCATGGCAATTATCACACGCTTGACATAGCAGCGGCGACGAGGATTGCAAAGCAAAGCAAGAAAATAGCATAAGCAATATTATTTTTTTTAAGCTCTTCAATGGTGTCAATCTCCTTCATTAGATATTTGTCAAACAAAAAAAACATAGTCATTGCAACCGATACTTTTAAGATACCAGCTGCAAAACTTGAAAATTCAGGTAAAAACAACCAACTAATCACAAATAGCATTATAGCAATTCCAAGTGAAATTATCAAAGTTGTTTTACTCAATATGGAATCAGTCCATTTAATCATTATAAACCTCAAAATATATAAAAAAATTATTCACATTCAATAGCTGACATATAAGAATTAATAGCAACTAAACAAGGATTTGAATTATCAATTCCAGCCCTGTAAATGTTGCGTAAATAGATTCTCAAGCTGCCATCGTCTGAATTTGTTGAAACAATACCGTTTATGTTTAAAGTTGCGTAACTCACACCCGAATCGTTCTCATGCAAAAAAGCCGTTTCAACATTAAAACCAATAGGCATAGATAAATTAGCATTGCCACCTGAAAATAACGTTATGTCAGGATAGTATTTCAACTGGGCTGGCGATTTGTTATTCCACCATAATAAAGAATCCCAAGTAGGGCCGCCCATAATTTTGAATTGGAACTCGTGAAAACCTGCTGTCGTACCGATATAAGGAAATTTTAAACTAATATCTACTTTATACTTCTTACCTCGTATCAAATCCAACTTAAAAATTGTAGAGCCAGTGCCAGCTGGGTCGCCTAAATATCTATACGATGTAATCGGTGCTGGCAATGGTTCGGTATTAGGAAGTACTTGCTTGTTCATAAACACTTCGGTAGATGCTAAATAAACCGCTTTATTGTAAATTCTATTTTGCCAACTGTAAACGCCCGCCCCATCTGTTTTTAGTATTTGATTAGCCGTGCCGTCTGCCAAACTAACTATTTCTTTTGAAGCGTTTGCCATAAGAACGGTGTTGGCGGTTAGGCTGTCGGAAAAGATTACACCTGACTTATCAACCGTGTAATACACTGCGCCGTAGCTTAATACTAACATAAAGTTGTCGTAAGTAACATAACCGAATCTGTTGTGGTATCCATCTCTGTCGCTACGAAAATATGTCTCTGTAGCATTATTGGTAATATTTATGCTTGAATAATCGGCATCGTGTCTTTCTAATGATATATAGTGGTGCTTATCACCAAAGCGTGTAGTTGCGGAACTAATTATAATTCTATTGTTATTATCGCTAACATCTTCTTGCACAAACACGTCTACACCTGTACCAGACAAACCGCCTGCACGCTCGAACACCCGCAGCAAATCGTTTACCTCAAGCACGTCGCTTGCATCATACCTTAACGTCTGCCCCTCGGTGCCCGCTGGCAGAGAACCACCGCCTCCAATATTAACAAATTCAATATCCGTTGTTCCTAAATCAATAGCATTATTGACATTCTGCCAAATTGTAGTTTGATAATCACCATTATTTACACAAATAGGCATACCAGCCCGTAAACCTTCCCAACGTGTAAAATCAAATTTATATATTCCGTTTTCGGTTTTATCGGTTTGCCCGTTTATACAAATAAAATAAGCATTAGTAATGTCAACGCCCTGTATAGTCGTTACACTACCATCTAATAAAATGTTTGTATCGGTAATAACGGCACAAAGCGGAATTTCTATTAAATTATCATTTTCAACTATTTGTAAAACAGATTCATTCGACGCATTAGCACTTAATAAACGACGCCTTAAATCTGCCGTCAAATGTTTCGCTGCTATTGAATCTGGCATTATTGAATTAAGCATAACCAACTCCGAAACATTGTAAATTAATTTTCAATTTATAACCATTTTCAATTAGCATATTCAAGTCCGTCTCGCTTTTAATTAAATAAAAATTATCACTTATATTACTAAAATAATTTGTGTCGTTAGGTGGTGCTAAAATTGAAGCGTCATAAGACAAATATTGACTTGGATTACACACGTAATTTGCAATATTTGTTTTATCAATAACAATTTCTAAATTTGTTTGTTTGTAATCTAAAGCCCTAAAAAGTTCTAATAACGATTGACTATAAACGTATAATGAACCACCGCTACGATTTGCAATATCCACTAAAGCACCTTTGAATAATTCGATATAAAGCAAATCCGATACGTTGGCAATGTTTGGCATAGTTACTTCGGTTACAAAGTCGTCAGACGTCTTAAAAGCCCCAAAATTGACGTTTATATTATGATTTGCAAGTATTGGTATTTCGACACTTGTCAAATAAACGGCATCTACTATCGGACGTTCAAAATAATAATAAGCTAAATAAAGTGGTCTGAAATGTCTTTGCATAATCCAATTTGTTTTTGAAGTCATTTTAAATCTATCAAAATAACCAGCTCCAGAACCAAAAGCAGAATACATCAAAGAATTTTTACCAGCCTCATTACGAATTGGTATATTGTTATTAAAAATGGCAGTGATATTATTGTCAGTCCCAGAGCGTGAGCCCTTGTAAACAACTTCTATTTTATCCACATCATTATCAATTTTTTCTATTATAGTAGATTCTGCCCTTTCAGTTACAAAGTAATCCAATTCAAGTTTTGGCATTTCTGTTGGTATTAATGTTTCAGAGCCCAGTGCAAATAAACTATTATTAGCAAAGCCCGTTGCTGTATATGTGTAACGTCTAAACATCTGCTTTGAATAAGCGGTTAAAAAATCCCAAAGATTTGTATATTGTTCTAATTTGTCTATAAATGTTTCCGCTATAATCAAATCCGTATCCGCTCTATCTGCCAAACTTTTATTAACAATAAAACCTAAAATATAAGAATCCGTATGGCTTATTAAACCAATTTCGGTGCCACGCCCCAAATCTTTTGAATAATTTTGCTTGTAAATAGTAACATTTTCTATTATAGGAACGCCTGACGTATTATTGAATTTAGTTCTTGTTACTTTATATAGCATTTGGTCGTAAATTCTATTTAATTCAGTCCAAATTGCGGAATAACGAATAAAGTAAAAATTGAAAGCAGTTATTGTGGTAGCTCCAACACCGACGTATTTTGTAGTGTCAGCATCTTTGTAAATCACTTCAAATAAACCTTGTGATTCTTTAATTAGTCCGGTATCTGCTCGCATTGCTACTAAATTACGCAAATATTCCATCTTTAAATTGTCCGAAATAACCTTAGCACAATGTATAACTTCAACTTTCAATATGTATTTTTCGCTATCATAATTTCCGTCAACAACCGAACTTTGAAAACCAGCATAAACTAATACATCGTCAATATAAAGCTCAAACATATTCCCAGCAGTCACATCAAAAGTGATTGGCGATATCCCATGAGTAGAAACAAAGTCTGGTGATGGTAACGAAGTTGAAACGGCATAATCTCGAAACGGGTCTTTTAAAATATTATTAAAATCCGTTCCTGATTTATTTATATTAAATTCCATTTCCAAAACGGGAGCCGATAATAATCCCAAAGGCAAGTCATTAAATTCAATTGTGCTTTGGATTGTTTCTAAGCAATTTGAATTAAGCAATACAATTTCAGGCTCAGCCGGTATCGGATTTAAAACGTCGTTATCACTTGCGTAAATATCCAGACGAACAGTTGTATCGCCTGTTTTTATTATACGATAACATTTGTTTGCGTTAGTTCTTGCCATTATTTTTTTCCATTCCTAAATTAAACCATTTACGACCAGCGTTTTTTTCGATTCCATAATCTATAATTTCAAAAGGCATCATACTATTTGGCGGGAATGCGTCAAATTCATAAGTAACAATTTCTACAAACTTATAATCATTCCTCAAAACGCTTACTAACTTTTTTTGTATATTGCCAAAATCTGAAATTATATATCTGTCGGTAACAATTGCTAACGAATCTTTATATATGTTTTCATCAACTAAAATGCTCCCAGCAATTTCACGTGGGTCGCTTTTTTTTTCGTCCTCAAAATTTATTTCAAAGCATTCCAAACTAATTGAAGCTAAAACATCGGCAGTAACTTCCGTTCCAAAAACATAACCATTTGTTTGTGTTGCTATGCCTGCATTAGTAGCATATAAGTTAATTTTATACATTTAAAACCTCCTAATCCTTTTTTGTTTAGCTCTATCGGTAACGATTTGAATGTCCGAACCACTGATTGAAGTGCTATTTTCAAACTCAAAAACTTGTTTGTTATAACGTGTATTTGATAACATATCAATTTTATCTGTTAAATTATCAATTGTCTTATTTAATGTAGCAATTTCTTTGTTTTGTTCATAATTTTGACGCATTACAGTGCTACCATTCAATTTTACGCCCCTTGCGTTATTATCTATTGACTTAGCACTCAAAAGCTCACCAAACTCATTTACAACGTAATTAGACAAGTTGTTGCTTTCAATTGCTTTAATTAATCCCTGATGTTCTTTATACATACTTTCATTCATTACATATTCGTTTTTATGAACAACGCCAGCCACGTCATTTGAATTGCCATCACCAGTATAACCACCCGTTTTGAATCCTATTCCAGCAATTTTAGCAACGTTGGCGAGCCCCGCAGCAATAATAACACCTGCAGAAATTGCAGCTAAAGCGGGCCCTATCAGAGGAATAGCAGCTAAAGAATCGTAAGCCTTGTTGGCAGCTACATAAGTTGCTATTGTTGCCTGTGCAATTGCAAATGCTTTGTAAGCTGCCGTTTGTTCGCCAAAAAGCGATTTTGTTTGTTCGGCAATCATTACAGCCGCTTCATATTCTTGATATTTACTATCCTCAACTATCCTATCAATTTCAACTTGGACTTTAGCTCTGCCCTCTTTGTCTTTTAAAGATAATTTATCCAATTCTTGTCTTTTGTCAAATAGTTTTTGGTCTTGGTCAGCAATGTTTTTTGTGTATTGTGTGTAAATATCTAAGTTTATACTCAATGCGTTTGCAAATAACGAACTGCCCTCATATACAGCGTCTAATATTTTAGATTGTGTATTTTTTTCTAATTCAATCCTTTCGTCATCTAATTGACTAATTCCAGCCACGTAGTCTGCATAACTTTGCTGTTTGCTTTGTAAATTGTCTAAAAATTCTTTTTGTTCTGTTTTTATAGCATTTTGTCGCTCTTTAATATCCTTAGATTCGATTTTAAAAGTGAAACTTTGTGCAAATATTTTACCAACATCAGCCGCTTGCGTGGCCAAATTTGCAATGTCCTTTGAAGTTTCGTCTAATTTTGCTACTTTAGGTGCAAACGTTGGGAATAATGTAAACGTCTTTAAAAATTCAGCAGCATAAGCCCGTTGGTTTTTTAATTTCGTTTCGTTGGAATCGGCATATAAACGGTTAGTTTCCTCTAAATAACTTTCAGTTGATTGCTTTAAAAGTTCGTCGGTTGCTAAATTAATATCCGCTTTTTGTTTTTCAGTAATAAAAGCTAAATCTAATTGTTTTTTTGCATTATCAACTATCAATGAATATTCATTTGCATAACTTTGTTC